GCCTTCTGGCACAAGTCCAAGGAGTGTGCTTTTGATGGCATACAACTATGGAAAAGTGTTCAAGAAGGATGGAAAGTTTGTTCGGTATCGCTATACCAACAAAGACCCAAAAAGTAAGAAACTTGTTGCTTACAATCCTAAGAAAAAAAACACACGTCGTAAAACAACGAAGTGAGTAACGTGTGTCCTAAATGTTCTTCGAACAAAGTCAACATGGTTTGTGTTGACAAATCAAAACCGCCCATCTGGCACTTTGTGTGCGAGCGGTGCGATATGGAGTGGGTCGAATGAGATCATTTTTTGAAATCTCTGGCGAAATTATTGAGTGTGTCCTAGACACCTCACAACCATCTCCTCAAATTGACGCCTTCGTAGCGGCTCGACCGGAACGAGGTCGAATGGCGCAAGAAGCGAGTGGACCACGTAGTGGTCGAGGCAAAGCCGAGGAACCCGAGAGTTATTCAGGCTTCATGGAACATGTGTACAAGACTGGATCACATCCAATGCGAGAGTTTCTCGAACTTCCTCGAGGAAGACAAGTTGGATATTTACAGAACCCACTGGCCTTTGCTTGGTGGGGTGTGTTAAAGCAGCTCGAAGTTATCGAGATGCATTATGATTATGCTAAATCTTAATATGCCTGTGTATACATCGTGTATACATGGCGAAACTATATTGGCGAGTAAAACGAGACGGAAAGTGGACTTTTGTGGCCGCTACTAGGAAAAACACCAATTCAGACATTCGATGTTGTCAAACTGAATACCTTGTGTATTCGAATGTAGAGGTGTTGGAATGAGATGCCACCGTTGTGGCTACGATTATTGTGGGTGTTGGCGTTGACTGCAGATAAATCTGCAGTTCCTGAACCCACTTGTAAAAACCGCAGTAGATCTACAATGAAATGTAGAAAGAGTTGCTGTCGGAAAAAGGTTGATCCTCAACCAAATAATACCAGACAATTCCAGTTGGGTTGGAATGGTATCGGTGATTTCTGTGAACTTGGTTGCTGTGATTTCAGCGACAAGTATGCCTCGCATTCTTGCCAGAGGCCAAAATCGCCTTAATCTTT